AAGAAGGTTTTATAGAAAAAAATAATTATTATAGAATGCTTCATGGTGATCCTAAATACATTGAAGAAACAGATGATGTTTGGGATGGGTTGTGGATTGATAGTAATTATATAGATTCTATGACTGCTGTAAGTATGGATAATATAAATACCTATAAGGTAAATGAAGACTATGTACAAATCCATACATTGCCTCTTGCAAATGCAAATATGTTATATACAAACGGAACCTGTGATAATATAGTATCAAGCATAGATAGATTAGCAGATTGGGGATTAACCAGAGCAGATGTTGAATATGTACTCCATATCGGAGACAGATCGATAGACTACTATACTGCTAGAGCTGCAGAAAAATTTGCTTTACTATATTGCCCACCTTGTGATTCAGAAGAAGTTAAGAGAAGATATAAAGATCTTATTGAGGCTAATAGATTGTATTTGCTATACACATCTTATTCTGAAGCTTACAAATATAGATCTGATTACTATGATAACTTCATGATGATATTCATAATAATTCAGACTATAATCGATATGGTTGTGGAACTTCCAGAGTATATAATAAGAAGAGACATCTTCGATGCTCGTACTTGTAAATATATATTTGAATCTAATGGTGTAAAATACTTTAGAGATATTCCTCTTAAGTATCAAGTATCTTTAGTAAAGAATCTTAATAAACTTATTAAGTTTAAATCTACTGACAAATGTATCATAGATATTACATCTATATTTGGAACAGAAAATATCGAAATCTTCAGATACTATATCATGAAGGATAGATTAGCAAATAAAATTGCTACTGTTACAGAAGAAGGAATAGATGTAAGTTATGAATACTACAATGGAGAAAAGATTAAACTTGATGAAGAAGGAAATCCAATAATTGTTCCAGACAATGAGAATAACTATGATATCAAATTCATAAAAGTTCCTATTTCTGGAAAGTATGATGACTATATCAGAACAGATTCTAATGTATATGGATATGATTCTGTTATAGATGGTGATGATTATTGGATAGGAGATCAAGACTATGAGACTGTAAAGAATGATATTAAAGATCTCGACTTTACTGTTCTTAGATCTAAGTATTATTCTATAGAAGCTGTTATAGATGTAACTAAGAGAAACTTTACTCTTATTTACTTCATGAATATGCTTATGTACAATAATATCGATAAGAAGAAGCTTCTTGTAAATCTTCCAAATATTTCAACAATTGAAAAGTTTGAGCTTGTCGATACTATTCTCGCTTTGTATGCTCTTACCTATATCTATTATGGAGTAGAAGATACAATACTTGATAGTAGAGCTAAAGTTGCACAAATACTTGGATTCAATTTACAAGCAGACTTAGCAAAAATTGCAGCTTATCTTAAAGAATATCATGGAGGACTTACATTCGAAAATCTTCATGTTGAGAAGTTTACTGTTCCAGAAGGTGGAGAAATTCTTACATACAATGAGCTTCAGAATATCTATCTTACAAATAAAGATTGTCATGATCATGTTAAATCTATGCTTACAAATCCTCCTAGTAAGGAGATTTATGATGCATACAAATACATTTATGATGCAATGTTTGTAATGAATAGGAATCTTGAATACTTTATTGTAGATGATGAAGCTGGAATTCTTAAGAAATATAGGGATGAAAAAGGATACAAAGTTAAGTTTGTACACATCATAAAGAAAGAAGAGTATAAACATCAAGAAAACTTCGAAAGAGATTGGAAATGGCTCTTAGAATCTATGGACTTCGAGACATTATATATCGATCTTGCAGATGATTTTGATACTACTCATAAACTAGATGTATATACAAAATCTGGATGGTATCTTCTTGAGAAGAAAGGAACTGTTACTATGGCTGATACCTATAGAAACTTCCTTAGATCTAAGAGTGCGTCTATGTATTCTTATCTGCAAAGTATAGCATCTATACCAAATGTAGATTCTAGGCAAGAAGCTTGTATCAATGCTATTCAGTCTATTACATCCTATCTTAAGGATTATATAGATCAAGATATTATTAGTCTTGATACAGTATTATCTGGAGTTCCATCTATTTCTCTTGACTTCATAAAGAAGTATGTGGAAGAAGTCATAGATTTCTTTAAATCATTTAAGATATTCACACAAGGATCTTCAATAGTTTATTTATTCCATGATAAATATGAAAATACAGTTAAGCTTATAGAGCATGTGCTTATTAAGTATCTTCTCGATAAGAGTGAAATTGTAAAGATAGAAGATATCATTGGTGGTAAGGTAAAGACTGTTGGAAACAAGATTCTTGATCTTGGAGATGGTCTAGGAGTTAAGCTTTCTTCACAGGAAAAATATGATATTCTTGATAAAGTATGGTTCAGTATTGATACATGGATTACAAAGAATTATAATGAGTACTATAACTCTGATAAATATTCTGAATACACAGTAAGAATCAGAGATTATATGGATAGAATATCTACAAAGTCTCTTGATGATGAAGTTGTTATTTTGGATATGCTTGTTAAAGTTCTTCTTGATATTAAATATAGTGATAAAGTAGAATTAAAAGAATCTTATAATTCTTCTGAAAATAGAAGCTTTAATGAATACTATAACGAGTGGCTTGCAGATATTATGTATGCATTCAATATAAATGTATATCTTGCTGATGCTATGAGATATCAAGATGATATAATAAGCAATTATTTCCATGATTTAGATGATGTATATAAGATTATCGATGGTAGATATAACTTCAAGAATATCTTCAAAGCATCTGAATCTGTAAATATATCAGATAATTATTACTCAATTATTACAAGGAATGGATCCATCTAATACCTTTATTATGGTAATGCTGGAACATTCAAATAAATAATATAGGAGGATTAATATTATGCCTAACAATAAACAGATGGCACTCTTTGACTCTCAGCAGTCAAAAGATGAAGCTAATTTAAATAAAACTTGGGCAAGAGGTGAAGTAATCTTTAAGAAGCTTGGAACAGACGAAGTTCTGTATACACTTCATAACAAGGTTATTATTGCTGGTTCTCAGTTCGTTGCACAGAAGTGTTTCGATCTTCCTGAACTCGTTCACCTGCCGACTTATAATGAAGCTCTTGGTCTTGAAAATTCTCAACCACATGGAACAACTCCAGTAAATACTCCTAAAGTTTGCTTGTTCTGCTGTGGTACACAGGGTTGTGGCACAGAGAGCTCTCAGGTTTATCCAGTAAAGTATACTAAGTGGATTAAGCCTATTGGAGATATTGTTCCTTTCAGATATCCTCTTAAGGAAAATGATCTTACTTCTGAAGAAAGAGCTAAGTATTTCGGAAGAAAGGTTCTCGATGAAAGATATGCATATTATTTCAAGGCATTTGAAAGTGCTCCTGTAATGTATATGCGCTATGTAGATGGAACTATAATCGATTCTACTCTGTACGATTCTCAGAATGAAACTGATGCTGAAACATTTGTAGAAATGTCTCTTAGAATTACTAAAGAAGACTTTAGAGATTACTTCAGAGCAACTACATCAATTAATGATGCAAAGATTAACTGCATCTCTCTGCTTACAGCATGGTATACTGAGAGTGCTGGATATGTATGGTATCAGGACATTATTCCTCTTACCCAGCTTAATATTCCTAACGAACCTCTTATCGACCTCACAAAGGGTATTGACATTACTTATCATATCTATTTCTAATATAGGAGGTAAGTATGGCTGGAAGAATATCAAAGAAGATTACAGATCCTGAACTTTTAAAAGTATTTCTGAACTTAACAGAAAAAGATATTACTTCCTCATTTATCTATGATCTATTTGGAGAATTTAATGGGGTTGCTAAATGCAACCCCTATGATCTTATTGATATTCCTGCTGGATATTATGGACCTGAAAATAAGAAAAATAAAAACAAATTTACTACAACTGTAGGACTTTGGATTTATAACAAATGGTTTATTGAACAAGAATTGTTCGATATGTTTGGATATATTAATGAGACTGTAAATGGGGGAAAGATTGAAGATATCAATCAAGAACTTTCCTATGCTCTGATGGAAGATAGAATCCCAGTTCAAACTCTTAAAAATTATCTTATGAAGACTCAATTAGTAATGCAATTCGTAACTGTACTTGCCCCTAATTACAGCGAAGAAATGCTTACTATTACTACAAAGATAACAAAAAGAAAAAATGAATTGATAAAGAAGTATCAAAAAGACTTAGATGCTGGAGATACAGTTATAGCTAAGCAGATCGAAGATGAATTGATTGCTTATGCTAAAGAACTGTTACAAGACGATCCAGCTTTGGATTCATTTATTTCTGGAGCTAGAGGTAATATTAATAATAATTTCAAAAACATGTTTATATGGAAAGGTGCGACAAGAGATCCTAATCCAGATGCTAAGCAAGAATTTAGAATTGCAACTTCAAATTATATGGAGGGTATAAGTAGAGATGAATATTCTCTGTATTGTAACTCTGGTATAGAAGGTGCTTACTCTAGGGGTAAAAAGACTGAGCATGGTGGATATCTTGAAAACCTTACTACTATGGCTTACCAAGATTTAATTCTTGATGAACCTGGTACTGATTGTGGAACTGATAAGCATATAGAAGTCGAATTGACAAAGAAAAACATTAACCAATACATGTATAATAACATCATTGGTCCTAATGGAAAACTCATTGAACTTAATTCTCAAAATATGGATAAATATATTGGAAAGAAAGTTAAAATGAGAATGGCTTATCTTTGCAGTCATGAGCATCCATGCAATGCATGTGCTGGAAATTTCTACTATAAACTCGGTATAAAGAATATTGGATTAACTTTAATGCAAGTATTCTCTATATATAAAAACAAATCTATGAAAGCTTTCCATGATAGTACAGTTCAGCTCACAGAAATTGATACTATGAAAGCTTTTGGATTAAAATATTTTTTAATTATTCATAAAGAAAGGAGACTTTCCTTATGAGCGTAAACATAAGTGATAGTCAAAATTCAAAAGACTATTACGATCTAGAGCGTGACAGAGTAACGGTTAGGGGATTTAGTTACTCTGACAATGCTAATGATGCTAAGATGATCAAACATTCAGGCATCATAGAAAATATGTATTGTATTACTGTAAATGGAAAGGTATATTCTATAGCTAGTGATACTTATATATTATGGAGTATTAGAAACAATCTTCCATATGTAAACTTATCCTGTATGCATGACGGGATAATATCTTTGGAACCTTTCTATATTAAAGACTT